CGGCGATGCCGTTGCCCACGGCGTATCCGGCGATCATGCCGATCAGGCCAGTCCCGGCCTCGTTCGAGATCGAATCGGTCATCAGCAGAAGCGTGACACAGACCAGCGCAACGAGGGCGATCATGGCTTTCGACGGGTTCGCGATGTTCATCTCTGTCCAATCCACAAGCAGAAGACGACGATCACGCTCATGACTACAGCGAGCGCGGCCGTTTTAGCGTCTTCGCTGGTGACCATCATGCGGGCGGGGTAGGGAAGTCGGCGGTCGGTCCTGGCGTCCAGCTCGCGGGAAAGTCACGCAACTGTTGGCGGTATGTTTCCCATGCTTGCTTGTCGGTGGGTGCGTCTGGCAGAACCGCCCAGTCAGAAGCGGCAAGCAGAATGTCGCGCTGGTAACGCATTCTTGACGTCAACGTCGCGTCGTCAGGGGTTTCGGGATCGGCGAGTGTCACAAGATTCATCAGGCCACCTCGTAGCAGAAGTTGAAACGGACTTGATCGCTTGTGGTCAGTTGGACTGCTGGAGAAATGCCGAAAGCGTTTCCGCCGGACCAATCCCCAAGAAACTGGAAAGTGGTGGCTGTCACCAAAACAGTTTGGCCGCCATAGGCGGTCGCCGTGTTGCTGTCATAAATCCAAACGCTCCCGACGACGCTTCCAGGAGCGGACGTCGCGTTGACTGGCAAATCGACAATCAGACTGTTGCCGGCTTGGCCTGTCCCCGATGCGACCGTAACGTAAACCGTGCCGTACACCAGTTTGTTCACTTGGTAATAGGACGCCTCTGTGGTTGTCACAGTAAACGTTGTCGTGCCTTGCTTCACGACCGGCGTGAACGTGTTGATCTCATTCAACGCGTTGAGCTGCGCCGCGGTCAGGACTTGGCCCGAGGTGAATGGGAATGGGCTAGCCATAGGTGCTCCTTATCCTAGAACATTCAATGCGTCGAGCACACCATAGGTGGCATCGTCCAAGATGAGCTCGTAAACGATCGTGGTGGGGCTTGTGTAAAACCTGACGACATGGCCGGCGGTGGTGTCGATGTAATGTTCGATGCCTTCGACCGCGAGTTCCTGGGCGAGCTCGGTCACCGTCTCGCCGTTGATAAACGTCTTTTCGATGTTGATGGTGTCACCGATGTCGACCGTGGAGATCGTGTCGCGTTGGCCGTCGGTGAGCTGCGCGAACGCGACCTCGACCGCCGTGAACGTGGCTTCTGGTTCAGGGTTGAGCAGATAGGTGGCGAGATCGGCGCACGCGGCGTCGGTGTCTAGGAGGCTTCCGGTGATGCTCTCGGTCTGCACGAAGTATTTGGCTTGGCTTGCCGAGTCGGATGCGGTGCCAAAGTCGTTCGCGAGCGATTGAACGAACACCAGGTTGACGACTTTGTCGGCACCGAACGAAATGTCGACGTTCCGGTACGGGTAGTTCGTGCCGTCGTCGTGAAACTCAACGACAGGAGCCGACAGCGTTTGTCCGATCCGTTCCTCGAACACGAGGACGCCTTCACGATCAATAAACAGCCGGCCTCGTTCCGCGGCGTTGACGAGCCGCAGATAGTCGAGGACGTTCTGGCCGAGCTCGAGGTCGTAGTCGTGTCCTCCTCCGCCGCCGCCGGTGTGGCCTCCGAGCTCGACGGTGCCGGTCGCGATGTTGCGGGCCGCGCCGGACGGATAGTTCACCTCGGTCAAATCCAAGATCGTTTCGATCCGTTCACCAGAGAACTCTTTATCTATGTGGACTTCGTCGGTGACGGTTTGGGCGAGCAGATAGAAGTCGTCGGCGCATTGCACGCTGACGGTGTCATCGCCGTCCAAACCGAACTGGTAGTCGTAATCGACAACACGGCCGGCAAACAGCAGCTCGTTTTCACGCTTGAGCCGGACTTGGCGCATTGGTGCGAGTCCTGGTTCGGTGTTTGTGGTGTCGTAATAGGGGCCTTGGTTGGCGAACGGGTTGAACACGCCGCCAGCCGCGGTGTCGTCCAAGATGAAGGTCATGGTGCCGGCGCCGAACTGGTCTGAGGTGTCGCGGCGTCCTCGGCGGACTCGGATGCTTCTGGTGCCGCTGGTGACGTCTGCGTAGCCGGTGGCGCCGTCGAGGACGAACGTGGCGTTGTCTAGGACGCCTTTGACTGGATCGTCCAGGGTGAATGAGCGGATCAGGTCGCCGGTATCGATCTCAAGCGTGTAATCGCCGGATTGGACGATGGTGGCGCTCACAACCGAAGCACTCCAATATTCGCGGATCCTGAGGCGCGGTTGTATTTGCGGATGCTGTCGACGACGACTTTGCCGATCTCCTCGGTGGGTGTCGGCGTGTTCACGTTCACGGTTACGTTCTGCACGGCTCCCGTCGCCGTATCACGGGTGATACTTGCGATCGGTCCGCCAGGGCTAACAATGGTGGATGCGATCGGGCCGTTGTTGAGGAACCGAAGCTCGTCTGCGCCTGGAACATACGTTGAGGCTGGTGCGCGGCCGGCGCTGACTGCCTGAACCTTCTGGAAGGCGTCGAGAACACGGAGAGCGCTGTCATAGGCGGCGTCGAGCTGGCCGGTGTTGATCTTGATGAGAAGCGTGTCGGACAAGGCCAGGCTAAGTAGGCCGTGAGCATCCAAAGTGTTCAAGATTTCGCGGGTGACTTCGCGTTGTGCCTCCTCAACATCGCGGATGTCTGCTTCGGAATCTGACAGAACTTCGTTGTAACGATCGAAACTGTCGCGAAGCCGTTCCATGTCATCCTGAACATCGAGGTGACGGAACATCGCCTCAAGCTGCGGATTCACCTTGACGACTTCGTCGTAGACCGCGTTGACCGACTGAGCCAGTTCTTCTTGGGATTCGGCGGCGTCCGATGACAACGTGTCGAGTTCATCAAGTCCCGTGTTCGCGTCACGGACCGATTCGTACATGTCGCCGGCTTGCTTGCGGGCCTCGTCGACGCTTGGCGTGAAGTTGTCGTCCATCTCTTTGGACACGATGCCGAGCTTGTCGGCCAGCCAACCAATGCCGTCCATAACCTTCTCAAGCGGCTTGAAAAACTGGTTCAGCATGTCGCGAACCCAATCGACCTTGTTGTACAAGATCACCAGACCGGCCACAAGCGCCGCTACAGCGATAACAACGAGTCCGATGGGGTTCATGCTCAGAGCGGCGTTGAACGCCCATTGAGCGGCTGTAGCGATCGCTTGAACTGCGGCCCATGCCTTCATGGCAAAGTTGGCAACCACGATCGCGGCAGACAAGCCACCGATAATGCCGGCCAACGTCAACAAGATCTCCGTGTTCTGGCCGGCCCAATCCGCCAAACCAATGACTAGCGGCAGAAGCGCCTCCACGGCGGGAAGAAGCGCCATACCAATCGACTCTGACGCCTGGCTAAACGCGACTTTCATCTTGTCAGTCGAGTTCGCGGTCGCTTCGGCCGTGCCGCCGACCTGATTCTCAATCTCCTCGAGGATCATGTTCTGCGCCTCGAGCACTTGTCCGGACTCGACGAGAGTGCGGATCTGATCTTGCTGAGCTTCGGTGAACTGGATGCCCGAACGACGAAGCGCCGTCAGGCCGGCAATCGGGTCATTGAGTGCTTTGCCGAGCTGCTTGGCGTTGTCGGTGACAGATCCGAAGCCGGCGCTAGCCATGTCCAAAGTGAGCTGCGTCGCGCGGTCAAATGCGCCTCCAACCTCGTCGGCGCTTGATGCGATGTCCTTGAACGTGAGCAGTAGCGCCTGGGACTCTTTGATCAGGTTCTGGTCGACGCCGGTCAGGCGGGCCTGCTCGTTCGCCAGGTCGACAAGCCGGCCGGTGACTTTCTCGGTTTCAGCGCCGAACAGCCCCATCGAGGTTGCGATCTGCTCGATACGAGCGTTAGCGGTCGCGGCCTTTTCACCAGCGGCCACCATCTTTGCGCCGGCCACGGCAAGGCCGCCGAGCGCGGCGGTGGCGGGCACGAACGCTTTCTTGAGGGCGAACGCGGTCTTCTGGCCGGTGGTTTCGAGTCGCTTGAACTCGGACATGGCCTTCTTGAGGCCACGGTTATTGAACTCGCTAACGATTGGTACGTTGATAGCCATCTAGCGCAGCTCCTGGTTGATGATCTCGGACATGTCGTCAATAGCTGATCTTACGCCTTGCACGACCTCGGGCATATGGCGTTCAGCGGTCGGCCACATAACCCTTGAGGCCGGCGCAAACCGGTCAAGGCGGGCGATCATGGCGCGGCCTGACGGACTGTTTCCTGAGCTCTTCCGGCCAGCAATGTCGAAGATAACGCCGGCGGCGCTTGTCTGGCGGAGCGTCAGCAGAGGGATCGTGTCGCTGTTGCGAGCTTTCGATCCCTTGAATGAGACTTTGACGTTGCGTTTGACGGTGCGGCCGTCGTAGCCGCCGCGCCAGTTCCCCCAGCCGGACAGCGGCGAAGCGTCGGGGAACAGTTTCTTCGCTTCGGCTTGCATTGGCTTGGCGGCGAGTTTCATGCGCCGAATCGTCGTCTTGCGCAGCTCAGGGTCAACACGGCGCAGGACTTTCAGCGTGTCGGCTAGGCCGTTCACTTCAACTCTTGCGCTAACGCTTGCCATGCTGTTTCTTCTGTTCTTCGATTACATCGACCACGGTGTTGAGGTCTTTGAGATCGAACTCGATGTGTGGGGGCCACCAGGAGACAGCGACCAGCAGTTCGGCTAGCTGGCGTCTTCTGGTTCCCCTCGGGTAGGGCGTTCGTCACTTCCAACGACCTCAAGGCTGACGATCTTCTTGATGAAGTCGTCGAACACGGCTGGCACGACCATCTTCTGGCCCTTCATGGCTTCATACGCAAGGAACGCGAGATCTTCCATGCCGGCCGCGGTCGCCATCTGTGACGCTTTGGTCTTGTACTTCCGTTCCCACGCGACGACAGCCCACAGGTTTGTTTGGATGTCCTGTGGGCCGTCGCCGAGGTCGATGCGGATCGTGAGGTTCATGTCGGGGCTCCTTTAGTTGGGAATGAACTAGATCAGCTGGTGGCGCGGGTGAGGGCGCCGCCGCGGAACACGACGTCCATGGTCGGCAGCTCGCCGACACCGCCGTTGACGGGGGTGACGGATTCGAGGTAACAGCCGGTGAGCGTGTAGGCGGGATTGTCGGTGCCAGGAGTTCCCGAGGTCGTCGGGGTGACGACGACGTTCACAGCCGTCCCCACGATCGAGTTCAGCTTCTCCTCGACTTCCGAGGTGCCGTACGAGATCATCAGCGTGCAAGAGATCTCGTGGTTGCCGAGTCCCTTGACGAACTTGCGGGCCGTGTCGCCGAACCCTGTCGACTCGAGGGCCTCGTAGGCCTCGGTGACGCTGACCTGCGAACATTGATCTGAAAAATCGACTGAGTCGATCGTCAGATTTGCTTGGTTGAGAACAACGGTGGTTGCCATTGTGGATCAGTTCCTTCTTGTTGCTAGCCGGACGGTTAGATCATATGCGGGGAGCTGTTGCTCACCGATGAGGGCGATGGACGGCGTGCCGGCGGTCACGGCGATGTCCGCGCTCTCATGAATGGCGTCGACGGCACTCAAGATCCAGTTCGTCGCGTCTTGGTTGCCAGGTGGCGGCGCGAGGACACGGAGCGTGAACGTCATGTCGGCGATGTTTGTGTTGAATCCGCTAAACGTCGGCATCTCGATGAAGACGGTGAGCGGGCGGGCGTTGCGCGGGTCGGTGACCGGCTTGTAGCCGAGCGCGGTGACAGCGGCTTTGATCTGTGCGATCGCGCTGATGAAGATTCCGGAGGCAGGCATCAGCCCACCTGCGGTCTACCGACGCCGAGAAGCTGCAGAATGCGGCCGTAGGACGCGATCGGCTGTGTGGTTCCCATCGCGTCGAACGAGGCGTAGCCGTCGACTGAGCCGCGTTCACGGTACAGCGTGGCGCCGTACATGACGGTCCCGAGTTTGACTGAGCCGTCTGGGACGGTTGACAGGCTGTCGAAGTAGCCGGCCGATGCTCGACGCCGGTAACACCAGGCGTTCGCCGCTGAAACACAGGTCGCGATGAAGGCGGTGTCGTTCGCCGTGGCTGATTCGACGCCGAGCCATTCGGTGATGTCGTCGGCGTCGATCCAGCTGCACGTTGTGGTGTAGGTGACGGTTCCGGTCGCCGTTTCGCGTGCCAGGTCGTCGCCAGCGTCGATGAAGATCGCTTGGTTTGGTTGGTAGACGTCGTAGTCGTAGACGAGGTCGCCTTCGTCGGTGACTTCGATGAGCTCGTACGGTTCGACGTCGATGACGGTATGGGTGCCGTCGAACGTGGCGTCTGAGGCCGATGAGATGACGATCTCTTGGCCGACCTCGATTTCTGTGTCCTCGAGCACCTGCACCACGGCGTAGTTATCGATCCGCGTGAGGTGCGTAATCGTGTAACTAGCCATGATGCAGGTGTCTCAGGGGGAGGATCAGAAGGTGGCGTCCGGTCCGAGGATCCGGATCATGTTGACGTCGACGACCTCGGCGGCGATGTAACCGCGAACCGTGACCTGGAGGCCGAGGTTCGTGGCGTTCTCGACGCGGAGGAAGCCCTTGTACTGCTCGTACACCTCGACGCCGCGGGTGTTCATGAGCCAGTAGTACTCGTTGGCGTCCTTGTTGCCGATCGCCTGGGTGCCGATCTGGTTCGACACGACGAGCTGCAAGCCGAGCGGGTTGCCGGACCAGCCGGTGACGCCCTCGCGGAGCTCACCGATGCCGGACAGCGGCGACACCTGCGGGAACACGGGACGGCCCTGGCCGTCGACCAGGGCGCCGAGCTTGGCCCACATGCCAGGAGCCACGACGAGCGCGTTCGGCAGGTAGTTGCCGGTCGACGCGATCGCGGAGGCGGCGAGGTACAGGTCGGTGATGAACTCCTCGTCGTCGGTGTACGAC